GGGAACCTCCTGATAGTTAGAGAGCACCGGCAGCACGAGCAAGGGTGACCCCCGCAGCGAGCACGCCAGAGACAGCAGCCGTAGGAAGTGCGTACTTCCAACGCTCAAGCACCCGAATACGGGTCTCGTGGTCTTCAAGCTTGTTCGTGACGGTCTCGCTGTGATGCGTCAGAGACCGAACGTCCTCACGCATCCCAACAAGCTCGTCGTAGATCTCCCGCGCGCCAATCGTCACGCCAAGGGGGTCACGGTCGCTCATTACTTCACCTTGAATCCGTACTTGTTCCCAAGCGCCACAAGGGAAGCCTTGCCCGGGATGCCGTCAGCGGCAGTGCCCGAGTAACCCAAGCGCTTCTGCCACTTGGCGTACGCCGTAACCGTGACCGACCCAAACGAGCCGTCAGACGCGTACGCCGCAGACAGCAGACCGGCAGCCTTGAGAGCCTTCTCAACGGGCTTGACGTCACTCGCGTGAGTCGTCTTACCCTGAGCCGCCTTAGGGTCCTTACGAGCCGCCTCAACGACGTTCGCAAGGCTCACCGTGGGAACGGTCGCGGGCTTGGTGGTCGACGTGCCGCCGGAAGCCTTGGGAGCCGCAGCGAACAGAGCCGCCGTGTTGATCGCGCCCGGATCCCAGTGATCGTTACCCGGAACGTTGCAGTGCCCATAGTGGCCACCCTTGGCGAGCCAAACCGAACGGTCACGCTTGGTCGCGCTAGCCGTCTTGGCGAGCGGTAGCGGGAACTCGTCCGGGATACCCCACGAACGGATAGCCGACATAAGCGCCTTGAAGTTCTTACCCGGACGCCAATACCCCGTGAACGGAGTAGCCGCGCGCCCAAGTACCTCAATCTGAATGCAAGCCCGACCCGTACGGTTCGTACGCGTGTTGCCATCGTTCTTGAGGGCTCGCGCAGACTGGTCAAGCGGACCGTACTGCCCAAGCCGGTCAGTGGTCGGGTCGTACAGGAAGTGAGGCTCTGCGCCGATGGAAGTCAGGTACTTCCCAACGGAGTTGAACGCAGCGTTACCCGCGCCGCTCTCCGTGGTGTGCCAGACCACACGCGCCGGACGGTTGGGGCTGTCCATGGCCCCGCCAATCTTGCCGCTACCTAGGCGCTCAGCGCCCGGAACCCAAGTGGTACCCATGTGGGTTGCTCCTTTCGAGCAAAGGGAACCCCCGCCCGGTCGTGCCCTACCGGACGGGGGTAAGTCTGTTACTGAATTCAGTAGTTGGTTAGAGGGACGTAAAGCAGCCGTTGAACCCGACCCACGGGGGCTTAGCCGTGGCAGACGCGCCGTACAGGCGTAGCCAACCGTCCGTAGTGATGTCGAGCTTGAGAGTGATTCGATCGCTGCTCACGTCAGAGCACGGAACAACGATCGTTCGCAGAGAAGCCGGACGCGCGGAAGTCGGTAGCGCGGACGTGTTCAGCTCAAAGTACGAGGGAATAGACCCCGGGTAGGACGAGCGGGAAATGCCACCACGAAACATGATCGTGTCCTCACCAAAGAGGTTCACAACCCGGTACTGAAACGTTCCCTGAGAGTTGCCGTTGTTGGACCACCCGGAAGCAAGTGAAACGGACTTCCAAGTGTTCGTGCCCGACGCGAACGACACCCAAGCCGAACCGTCGTACACCTCAAGCCGGTTGACATCCTTGAGCCAAGTCACCATGCCCTCAAGAGGCTTCTTGACGGTCGCACCACGGGTCACCGCTGAGGCGAACGTCATGACTAGCTTGGGGGTCATGTTCGTGACTAGACCCTCAGCGAGGCTCTGAGCGTTGGGCTTATCCGTCAGCGTCGGATACGGGATGTTCTGGCCGTACGTATCGGTTAGGGGCACTGGCGTTCTCCTTAATCAATGCGGTAGCGCACGCCGTTGACGCTGCACCACGTAGTCACTCCGGTAGGCGGGATAATCACGCAACCACCATCAGTGTTGAAATCAATCTTTGTGGCGACACCACCGGCAGCCGCCGAGACAGAGCGCTTGGACAACGGGCGGAACCCGGAAGGCATGGTGAAGAACTGCCCACCATTCGGAGGACTTCCGGAGGTAGCCCACGACATGCCGCCACACCACTCAATGAACGTAGAGCCGTGGTCGACAATCCGCCGATACTGAACGGTTCCGTTGCTATTTCCGCTGTTCGTGTAGCCGCTCACCAGCGAGGCAGAGACCCACTGAGGGGTAGGCGTTTCCGTCCGATACGCGCCCACACAGACCCAACCGCCCATGGTCTTAACCATCTGAACGGAGTCCCCAACCGTGGGGCTCGCGTAGCCGGTCAAGAGCCTCACGCTTGGGAACACGTCCCCGGAGCGCAAAACATCAACGGTGCCATCGGAGTTGACCGCTGACACCACACCCATACGAGCCATGGACTCAAGCAGACCGGAAGTCTTCACGGACTGCACTGCCGCACCAAGTAGCTTGTCTACAGCCGCCATTAGGCTTGATCCTCGTCCCGTCCGCCGATGGTGTCGATAGTGAACGCTCCCCCATCGGACGAGAGCGGAACTTCAAAGGCGTTCACAAGGTGAAGCTCAGGCAAGATGCCCGGACCGTAGTCCACACGGATCCAATCCCCCGCATCTAGCGCAGGATTGGGAACAGCGGACACAGAGACCGAACGGTTCGGCGCACGCCCCTTACGCAAGAGCGCAAGCGCCATAGCGTTAGCCTGAGAGTTGGTCGTGACGAGACTGGACGAAACCCGCTTGACAACCTTGCCGAACGGCCCCCCGTACCTCAGCGGGTCCGCGCTATCCGTGATGGACACCGTTGCCGAAACCGGGGGCTTGTTGTCCTCGGAATTCTCGCCAACTACCGTGACCCGGTTGTAAACCTCGTCACTCGAAAGCGACTGCTCAGCCGACACCATCACGCCAGACTCACCCGCAGACACGTCCCAAACGACCGTGGGGTTTGAGTCCTTGACCGACGGAATGTCAGCGAGAACGAACGTGCCATACGCGTCACAGAACAGTTCAGCGCCCACACTGAGGGCAACCTCAGAGAGAGCCGCCCACTTGTCCGTTCCGGCATCCCAAGTCTTAGTAGCAAGAGGCGTTCCGCCACTGGACGAGCGGTCAACGAAACCGGCAGTAGGGATCGTGTCGAGAATCTGAGCGTTGATGAACGCAGCAGCGTTACTAATGCCCTTGGTGCTCGTCGCGCTACCGAACAGAGCCCGCTTAAGCAGGATCTCAAGCCCCGCAGCTTCAATCGAGAGCGGACCCGTGTGCACGTCACCACTGACGCTCGTGATGACGAAAGTACCTAGCGGGACAGACTCAGTTGAGCCGTCGAGATACTGAATCCCCCGCTCGACGTAGAGCTGTTGACCATACACACCGAACAAGTCGGTTTCAGCCCGGGGGAACTGACGAGGGTCAGCAACGGTGAGGGACAGTGAGCGCCGTGTCTCACTGCCCCTATCCACCTTCACGGAACCGCTGACAAAGGGAATGCCCTCAGCGACGAGAGACCCGCCGTAAAGGGCATTCACCTTGCTCACTAGTCCGTGGCTCGTCGTCAGCGCCCGCGCCCACTTGGCGCTAACGCTTAGCAACTCTGCCCCCTTTCAGGTCAGTTACTGAATTCAGGATCTGCTAGGGGTTCGTGAGAACCGTTGACCACTCGTCGTAACCACCCAACACGTCAGACCAAGCCATGTTGTTATCCATGACCGTCTGCCACGTACCCGCAGACGAGCCCTGTAGGCCACCGGCCGGGCGGTCAACCTCAGACACTTCAAGCGTCCAACGCCAACCCGGGATGTTCGCAGCGTTCGTGACGCTCTCAACCTCAACCCCACCAATGGAGAGGTACAGGTTGCCGTTAACGCCGTAACCCGGCATAGCCTGAACGAGCGCCGTGAGGCCCGTATCAAGCAGCGCATCAAAGAGCGCGTTACTCGCCTCGTCCCACACGAGGAGAGACAGGCTCGCCTTACGACCTTGACGAGCGTCCGTGATGGCAATCGGGTTACGCCGACCGACAATCGCGTATAGCGCCTGCCGTGCCTCACGAGACCACTTGATCGGAGCTTCCATCATGACCGTCGTGTTCAGCGCCGGAATGCCCGGAGACTTGAACCACACGTAATCAGCATCCGACAACACCGGGGCCGTAACAGTCTGCGTGAGCATACGAGCCGTCAACGTGCTGCCGTTGCGCCACTCAGTGGCGTACCAAATGCGGGTGTTAAGGGGTGCCTCATAGTCCTCAACGAGGATGGGACCCTGTGTGTAGGGTGCCGCGTCATACTCGGTCCCGTAGCCCCGCAGAAAGGCAGTCTTGCCGTTCTCGTCAACCCGGTAGATAGTCACCGTGTTCGTAGACGAGGGGGGTAGGTAATTCAGCAGCAACCGAACATAGCCCGAGTCATCGTCAACCGACAGCTCATAGAGCGGATCGGACACGTAAAACTGGATCTTATCGGCGTAGTAGAAATCAGCCGGGGTGTTCGAGTGGTCAATTTCCATACCGAACCGCGCGAACGCTACCCCATCGGGAGCCGTACGAGTCTCGGCAACCAAGATTCCTGCATACGCTGCACTGTCATAGATCGTTGCGAACTGATCAGGTTCATCAACCGAGAGCAGAACACCCGACGCATCAAACCAACTGATACGCGTACGAGCCGTAATCGGGATGGACTCAGCCGTATTCGGGTTGTGTCGCAGGATCGTAGTGCGAGCCTGATAGGACGTGCCCGGGGTTACCGGGATTAGCCGGTCAAGGCTTGCGTTGACAATCGTGTTGCTCGTCGGACGGATCGCGAAAACATAACGGCCGTCCGTAGCAGTAGACGTGTAGTAGTCACGAGACAGCGTGGCATCATCACACGTCCAAGCCGGTAGCGTGGATTCCGTCGAATACTCGTCGTACGTGAGAAGGTTACCGGCAGCGTTAGGGGCAGGCTTTAGCGCTGCCTCGTCCAGATAGAACGTGTCACCGATAGCAAGAGCGTACGGCTTGAAGTACAGACGAGCCGTCACAGCACCCGCAGGAGCAACCGCAGTAAGAATCCGGTAGTTCCATGCACCGGCAGTCAGCGAACGATTCAAGTACGACACCGGAAGCGTCGCCCCACCCGCGTCGTACCACTGAATAAGCGTGTCAGACGTAGTCGCAACCGGGCTGTACAGCCAACCCTCAGCCACATACTCAACGCCCGGAGTCACCGGAACCGTATTGCTCGTACGGAGGTACTGAACCCCCGCAACGTTCGCAGCGATACCAACACAGCGGTAACCGTCGTAACGAGGATTAACACCCCAAGACACCGTGCCCGGAGTAGAGCCCGACGCGCCCCACCCGTCAATGCCCGACTCAACCGACTGCACGTCATACCCGTAAAGGTTGCCCGCAATGAACGGGGCCTCACCTAGGTACACATCGTCAATGTTGACGTAGTCGTTGATCGTGATGTTGTCAGCGATAAACGCAATGCGCATCTTGGTTGCAGTCGGAGGAGCAACCGCGCTAA